AGTGACATGGTCTGATGCACCTGCTGTTGTAGTTAGTCTTAAGACACCATCTCTTTCATTATTAACAAGTGCTACAGTTCCTGTACCAGTTTTTTGTACATTATAGTTATCTGCATTGTAAGTTAAAAAGTCATCAAATATTTCTGTTTGCTTTAACTCCCAAGGTCTTTTGTAAATATCACCAAGAGGTAGTTCCATTCCATCTCCTGTGTTTGTGTATCCGTTTTTAAAATTAGTAGACATTAAACTCTCTCCTGTACGATAGTGAAACTATCTATTGTTAGTTTACATTGTTGTCCAGCGTTTGCTCTATTACCCATAGCTATAAATGGTACAAGACCACCTACAGGAATATTGCTAGATGGGATTACTCCATCATCTGCTTGTGCATCATGGCAACCGCTATACCATTTATTAGGTCTGTCATAGACTTCACCTAATGTATCTACTGAATAATAATTAGTTATAGGTTGCATTCTGCCTGAATGAGTTAGTGGCAAACCATTAAATGAGCCAGCAGAACCAAATGGGCTAGGAGTTAATCTATTTCTATTAGATGCTTCTCTATGTCTATTAGTACCTGCTAAATGAAAGTATTGTCCAGCTGAAAAAGTTTGTTCATTTGCTGATGCATCATCTCCAATAATTCTTATTGTTGAACCAGTATGAGACATTAAACAAAAGAACTCGCTAAAGCCACCAAATATAAGATTAAAGAAACCATTAATTTCACAACCAAAAGAATCTACAGTACCAGAAGAAGCATTATCTGCTGCCCATGCACTTAAAGCAGATTCATTTATTAATCCAAAAAAAGCTTTGGTATTCATAAAGTCTACATTAGTTCCATGTATCTTAGCTCTTATATCAAAATGTAAAAGATGGTCAGGTTTCCATTCAAAAGCTTGTATACCAGTAGTACCTGCTGCTGCACCTTTAGGTGCCATTACTACTAAATCTCCTGCTGCATTATCGGTTGTCATAGTAACAGTTCCTTTTTCTTCATTGTCTGCTGCTACTGAACCAGCAGCTGAACCTGCTTCAACTTTTCTTATGTACCAGTTATCAGCATCAAATTCTTGAAAATCATTATGAAATGCTACATATTGAGTTGGGTCATACTGAATTGGTAAACCTGAAAAAATTGACCTACCTGCACCTTTTATATTGGGTTGTGCATTACTAATACCATTTTTAAAAGTAACTCCTGCTGAATTTACATTCTTACTCATTTATATTCTCCTTGCCTATTTCAACAGAACCAAATTGTCCTGAGTTGTATTTAGCTTTAGCTGATTCATACATAGCTGATAAGCCTGCATCATCAACATTAAATGTTTCTATACTTGATTGTTTGTTGTCTGAACTAAAAGTTTTTACTACATATTTTAATGCCATTATTATTCTCCTTTAGTGAAACTAATATCACTTACTTCACTTAGTGTTGCAATCCAAGCTTTTAAAGCTGATTCATCTGCAAACTGTTTATTAATTTGTCTGCCATTTAATTTATATACTGTATACATTAAAACCTCTCTTTTCTTTCTTGCCCTACCCAAATGTAATCAACTGTCATTGAGTTAGTAGCTGTGTTTAAATTTTTAAGTTGTAGTAATGGAGTCATACCAGCTCCAGGCAATTTTCCTAACAAGTTTAATGGGTCTCCTAAATTAAACCTTCTTCTAGAAAAAACTCTATCATTTATAAATGCTGTTATGCTTTTTTCTTTAGAGTTCCAAATTATTGAAAGATTAAAGTATTCGTTATTTTGTATATTTAATTCTGAGTAAAGAGTATTGTTGCCTTCAAAGTTTCCGCCATTACTTGAATTTGAAGAAATAAATAATGGAAAAGAACCAATTAAAGAATCAAAGAAAAATCCTAAACAATCTTTACTATCAAAAATACCTAAACTTGTATCAGGATTGCAAAGACCTACAAAGGCTTCTATGTTTGAAGAACTCATATCACTTAACTTAAGTCTGCAATCAAACCATAAATCTTCACTTGCGTCAAAATGAAATGCACCATTACCTGTACTGCTGTTGTTACCAAGCATAATATTAACTTGGTCATTTGCTGCATTGTCATTAGTAATAACTAAAGCACCATTTCTTTCAGTATTGCCTGGTGCAATAGTTGCTGCACCTGAACCAGCTTCTACTTTAGTAACTGTGTAATCTGCAAGATTGTACTGTAAGAAATCTTCAAAGAAGGTTAAGTTTCTATAAGGTACAGGTTTTTGCATCATAATACCTGTTTTATCTTTTTGGTTAGCATCGTTAATTCCTTTTGTGAAATTAACTGTACCCATAAGTTTTGATTGTCTTAAAAAGTTTGCCATTATTCTGACTCCTCTAAATAAACGCCTTCTGCACCAGCATCAAGCAATTCATTAACTTTATCGTTTGCATCTGATTCTTTTGTATATGAACCAACTAAAACTTTTTCACCTCTTACATATTCTTTTACTACATATGCCATTTTATTCTCCTTGACCTACTCTATTAACATTTTTAAATTGACCAGCGTGCATATAATCTATTTCACATGATGAAGTACCACCTGAGTTACCTACAATAATAGTAGGTGTTAGTCCTGTTATATTTGTTACGTCACTTAAGTTTGGATAAATTACAGCAGCACATTGGTCTTGGAAGCCATCTCTGCCTACCCAATACTCTAACCTACCATTTGAATCTTGACCATCTGGTGCTTTATGATTACCTGCTTTATAAACGATACTAAATCTAAGAAAATCATTGTTGTTTAATCTTGGATATTCTGGGTCAGAAATAACAGTTGGAATACCTGATAGTATAGTTCCTTCATTAGATACTGGGAAAGCAGCAGGTTGTACACCAGAACCATCAACAGGATATGGATTGGTATATCCATCTGCTATTGATATTTCATTTGCTGATTTAGGATTTACTAATCTTCCAGGCGTTGCTGACCAAATGTTTGAAGTATTACCTACTCCATATTGCCATAAAGCAGTAGGACTACCAAAAGGTTTCCATGACCAAACAATATGACTCACAAAGTTACCGAAGGTAGGATAAGCTGCTGTGCATTTATCAAAAAGACCTAAATAAAATTTAGTGTTATTTACATTAGGAAATCTTACTCTGCATCTAAAAAATACATCACTACCTTTTTCATTAACAGGATTAATAAAGTTTGCGACATTTGTGTTATCACCTACTTGAGGTTGTATAGCTGTAAAATCAGAAGCTCCATTATCATTTGTTAATGTAAGTGTTGAGCCTGAAACTACTTGTGTAGCTGAACCTGAACCAGCTTCTACTTTAGTTATTAAATATTTACTTGAATTAAAATAGTGAAAATCATCATACCACTCTTCTATGAGAGCAGGGTCTTGTCTGTTATAAAAAGGAAATGCATTGCCTTTAGCACTTCTGTCTGTGACACCTTGCACTATTGATTGTGCATCAGGTCTATTCTTGATTATATTAAGCGGTAACTCATTAACGCTTGTTACTTTTGTTGCCATAATTTCAGTCCTCCATGAGACCAGCATATTTGTATATGCCAAAATTATTATTTGACTATATACTCAAAAAACTTAAAAAGAAAGTTATTTATTAAATAAAAGAAAAGGGGAGCAGAAGCTCCCCCTTAAAGTTCTTACGAACTACCTGGTGAACCAAAGATACCAAGCGGGTCAGATACACCAAAGGAGTATCTTTCTCTTGCTTTATATCTTACGTTACCTGTGTTGAAGTCACCATCCATGCTTGTTTGCATTGGGGACCTAACAAAGTGCTTCATACCATCAGGTACATCTGTCATCAAATAGAAAGCGTTTGTGTCAGTCACATAGTGATTGACTGAAAAACCTTCTGGTAAGACTCCAGTTGAAACAATAGCGTTAACGTCATTGTTTGCTGAACCTGGTTGATATTCAGACTTAAGCAATCTAGTTGCTACAAATTGTAAAGCCGATGGAACAATAAGCTTCTTAGCTTGTGCTGCAATCTTTAGACCTCTTTCATCAGTCCATCCACCGATTTGAATGATAGCATCTTCTAAAGAAGCTTCGTTCAAGTCAGCACCGACTGCTGGTCTGTTGCTGTTTGTTCCGCCACTTACTAATGGGTGAGAAGTATTAAATAATGATACTCCGTCACCTGAATTAAAGGTTGTGAAACCTAAGTTAAGTGGTGCCATTGCTTTTACTTGTTTTGTATAAGCCATTGCTCTTGCTAATGCTTTGGTATATCTACCGCTAAGAGAAACATAAAGGTTATCCTCCATTGCTTCTTCTGTAACTGCAAATCCCATTGCAATAGTTTCGTGTGTATATCTAGCCACGAATGATTCTTGAGCTGTATCATACAGAATCTGTGAACCTTCCGCTTTCACGGGAGCTGCACCAAATCCTGAGATTTTTAGCTCTTCCTCAAATGAGCGGTCTGAGTTTTCTGTACTATAGATTTGCTCATGCTCATTATCATAACTTTGATATTCTTCACCAAATAAGGCGTTTAAACCTGGTAGTAATTGATGAAGCTGATTAGCTCTTGAAATTGCTGCCATTATTATACTCCTAGTGGGTTGAGCAACTGGTGCCCTACGTTAAACATCACTAACACATCTGGGAAGTTTTCATTCACAGCTGTTCCTGGACCATCGACAAAGTCAACGATTTTTACAGGCAACGTATTTGTTGTTGCAACTGTTGATATATCAACTACATTTCTGCTAGTACCAATCAAAGTTGTTCCTGCTACTTGAGCAATCGCACAGTTTTTACCAAGGTCATCTTGGTCAACTGGACCATCACATTGCATTTTCATAACAACGAAAGGGTCACTTTGCACATAAGCCACAATATCACTAGCTGCTGTATTAGCAGGATAATATTGAGACTGTCTAAATTCACCTGAAACTGGGTCAGTATATGAACATCCTAAAAATACTCCAATAGGTGTCATGGCTGTTGTCCCTGTATCTTTTTGTATAGTTACGTTGGGATTGTTGTCATGCCACTTTACAATATCGCCATAGAAAATATTAGTGTTATATCCGCTGGCAATCTTATAATGGGATATTTTATCATTGTATGCACAAGATACTAATGAGCTTACAGGTACTGCACCATAAGGTGAGGCTACATCTGCCATAGTATTTCTCCAATAAAATTAAAATAAAATTATAAAATTATGAATCACTACCGAAACTGGTTCTACTTTTTCTCTCGTAAACTTCCTTCTGCATTCTAGGGTCATTGTCCTTGAAATAAGCATTGTCTACAGAATCAATTTGATTCTTTGCTTGTTTAGCAAAGTATTCATCTCTAGCTTTTGCTTTCTCTTCTGGAATTTTACATAAGATTTGTCCACCTACTTCTATGTTACCCTTGTTCGCCCATTCGGATTTATGGTCCATTAAGATACTTAGTTCAGGATGGTCATCTGCTTTGCAGGGAATCCAACCTTCTCTAAACTTTCTGGATACATTTGGATTATCAGCTTCACCTAGTAAAGCAGTTCTAACCCATCTAAAAACCCATCCTGGTTGAGGTGTGGGAGCTGGTAGGTTGACTGGATTTTCCCAGTCCATAGTATTCATTTCTGCCTCTCGGCTATCTTGCCCTCTAGGGGTACGCACTGCATCAGATTCAGTTTTTACTTCTTCTGTTATTTTCTTATCATCTGCCATTTAATTCTCCTTTAATAGTTGATTGGCATACTGCTCAGGCGTAATTCCAAGTTGGCGTGCTAGTCTAACTTGTGCTGCCGTAAGCTGTACTTTGCGAGGTGTTTTACCAGTTGTCCTCGATACTGGTGCGACTACTGTCGATGCTTGTCTGTCCACTTGCGGTTGTGTTTGAACTTCCGTTTCTACAACAGCTTCTTGCTGGACTCCAAAAAATTCTGGAAATTGATTTCTCATTCCTTTGTCTATTTCATCATACGCTTGTTTTGACCCAATAGGAATGCCCTGTCCTCTAATTTGTGATTCCAGGTATAAAGCATATTGAGACATACTTTGATGTTGTGGGTTTTCTCCCATAAACCAAGGATTGTTGTTTGACCAATCTTCCATGAGTGGGTCAATCTGTGGCTTCTCATTTACTTGAGGTTGAGCCACTGGTTGTTCTTGTGTTTGCTTAGTTGGTTGCTTTGCAATATGTTCTGCAACTCTTTGTGCATACTGTGATGCATTTTGTTTTGCTATTTGTGATTGAGTTAATAGTTGAGTAGCTTGTGCAATCTTTTCAGCATCTCCTTCATCTTGTGCAGCTTTTAATTGTTGTTGTGCTGAATACTCAGCCCACTGTGCACCCTGTAATGCTGTCTTATTAAGCTCTTGTGAACCTAAATCAACTTGTTGTTGCAATCTAGAATTTTCATCCATAAGAGTTTTAAGCCTAGCAACAGCTTCATTCTTTTCTTTAGATGATGCTTCTTTAGCTCTACGTTCTTCATGGAACTCATACTTCAACTGATTAATTCTTTTACCAGCTCTGTCACTGTAATCAGTTATTTCTTTATCTAAATCTTCATCAGTTACAGGAACTTCTTGTGTTTGAACTTCTGGTTCTTTAGCTACCTTGACATCTTGTGGGTCAGGTAAATTAGATTCTTCTTCTAAGACTTCTACTTCAACATCTTCTTTAGGTGTAACAATGTCATGTTTAACACCAAAGAATTTATCTGTAGTAATTTCTTCGTTTTCTTGGTTTATAGCTTCTTCACTCATTGTGCTCTATTAACTCCTTTAGGGTCATCAACTACAGCTTCAACAGTGTCATCATTAATAATTCTAAACTCTTCTCCAAAGATAGTTACCCTTGTGCCAGAATAAGGTCTGAATATTACCCAGTCATCTTTCTTACACCAAGGTCCAGAAGGAAACCTAGCAGAATCTTTATATGCATCAGGTCCCATCTTTATAACTAAACCACATATAGTTGCTACTTCTTCTTGTTTACGAGAAGACTCGGCACGAATAATACCGCCTTCTGTTTTCTCGTCTACTTTAGGAATAGCAATTAAAAGTCTGTAGCCTTTTGGTTCAGGAAGTTTTTTAAGAATATCTTTATCTGTATTAGCCATAATCAAATTTAGTTATTTGTCATTTTTTCTTTCCAGTCCAGCATCTCACGTTCTGCGAGGGCTAAACCTTCAATGACACCACAGAGTCTTTGATATGAAGCAAAGTCTTTACAACCACCACCAGCTACCTGGTCTGCATGGTCATTCATTATTGTTCGTATCCTACTTCCTAAATATTCAGAAAGTGATTGCTCTTTGATATCATTTATCATTCTTAGTGATATCTTCGGCTATTTTAGTACCTATGTCAACACCTTTTAAATATTCTTCTCTTGCTTGCTTGCTCTTTGCTAGCCCTTCATCTAGCAAATCGCTAGCAATCTTTTGACCTATTGAAGCACCAGCCATTTCAGCTTGAGCACTAATTCTTAATCTTTCTGTTTGTTCTTTAGCTTGAGCCTTCTGTGCATCAAGACTTAACTTAGCTGCATCCATTTGTGCTTTGTTTTGTACTTGTGTTTCTTTAATAGAAAGCTCTCTATCTTTTTGTTGAAGTATTGGGTCTTGCATTTGCTCTTGCATTCTTTGTTGTTCAGCATTAACTTCTGCTTTAGATTTAAGTAGTTCACTAGCTTGTGCAACAAGTCCAGATAATCTCTTTTCAATATCTGCTGTTAGAGGTTCTCCCATTGGAGGTAACTCAATACCCATTTCTTCTTCAATTTGTTTTCTGTATTTCAAAGATAAATGTTCAGTAACGTATCCCATTCCTTGTGCTTGTATTACTGGAGCATTTGGACTTTGTTGTACTATCTCTATTATCTCTGGGTTTGTGTTAGCAGACATAACTGTTTGTATGTGTGCATCGTGGTCTTGATAAGGGAAAGCTTTTACAGGCTTACCATTAATAATGTTTTGTACCGCAGTTACTGGGTCAACTGGTTTAATGTCATCTTCTGTAGGTACTATCTCGTCTGCATCTTTAATGCCTAAGACTTCAAGCATTTGTCTGTGCAGTTCTGGTAAGTTATACATCTGTGGAGCAGACTGTGCTAATTGCATAGCTGCTTGATACTGCATAATTCTTTGAGCCATAGTTGCAGCATTTGGGTCAGACACTGGAAGTACATCTATTCTTCTATCAAAATCATCACGCTTAATAGATTCTTCATCTGACTCAGCATAAGGATATGAAGGGTCAGTAAAGTCTTTTACTATGTCTACTAAGATATCAAACTCTCTTCTCATTGAAGCGTGTAGTCTTGCTTGGACTGCACTCATAACTTTCATGTTTCTTTCTATCAAAGCTAGTGTAGTTCCTACAGGAGCTTGGTTGTTCATATCAGATATCTTCATATCATTAATACTTGCAAACCTTCTGCCCTCCTCTACGATGGTGCCGAGAAGTTGATACAGGGTGCCGCTTGGTTCTTTATATGGAAGAAAGGTGATGTTATCTTTTATTGCTCCGCCAGGTACATCAACGTCTCTGAACTCTCCAGGCATGATAGGGGTGTCATCCCCTTTGATTCTGAGACCTCTGGCTTTCAAACCTCCAGGCAAATTTGAGAGTGTCCCTGCATCAACTAACTGTCTTAGGATGCTTGTAGCTGATTTGCTCAAACCTCCTATTAAGTGTATTAGTCCAAAACCATAGAAACCTATTCCAGGTAAATATTGGTAATGAACAAAGTGATTTCTTTTTTCTTTTCTAGCATCATTCTCTAAGTAGTTTCTTCTAATACTTAGAATAGTTCCGCTTGGATAATCTATTGTAACTATATAAGGTAAAGCAATACCTGTTGCTTCTCCGTTAACTTCGTCTTCAAATCCTGCTAAGTCAAGATTGACTTGCATCTCTAAGATAGTGTGCCTGTTATCGTAGGAATAACTATCTTGTTCGCCAGTCATCTCATTGTATTTTTCTGCTATATCGCTACCTGATGGTGCTGAGTCTGGAACACTAACATCTCTATAGTATCCACTTACTTGCATCTTACGAAGGTCATTGTTACTTTTCTTCATAACATGAGTTGCTCTTTCGCAAGTCTCTAAGTCAGCAGCTCCATAGTTTACAACCATATCTTCTGCTGGAACAAAGTGTCCGCATGGTCTTTCTAAGTTAGGGTCATAGTAAACTTTTCTAAATGCAGAACCAGCTAACGGAAGATGAAACAACATCTTCTCAGTCTCAGTTCTGTATTCTTTCATTTCATAAGTTAAAAGATAGTTTAAATAATCTTTAACTCTTTCTGCTTGTTTGGTTTTGTCTTCTGTTATCTTGCCAACTATCTGTGTTCTTACTGGTCCCTTGGCTGGGAAT